TTTACCAATACAAATTGTATCTTTCTCTTTGATGCTGGTAATTCCCATTCCAAAAATCCATGTTCGCCCATTGAAGCAAGCACGCCTTCATCAAATTTATTTTCACCCAATTCTGTTAGATTCTTTGTTAAAGTAGTTTTATGACCACATGCAGGGCATAATGTTTCGAAGCTATAATCTGCACCATATCCTAATATTCTTGATGCAATCATAATTGCATTCTTGTCACCTATAATTAAGTCATTATAGTTTATAGGTGATATAATTAAAGATTTAAATAATTCGTCTAAAACTGTTCCCTTTCTTATTAAATTCGCAGATGTTAAAATATCTTCTTCCCTTGCAGTCATATATTTCATTTCTACTTGTCCTGAAGATAATGGATTATCTTTTGGATAACATAGTCCTTTACTCGGTAAATCAACTGTTTCGGTAGGGAATTGGTATTTCTTTTCCGCAATAGATTCTTGAATTGCTTGTTTCTTAATCTGTTCGTCTGTCATTTTTCCTGGATAGGAATCATCATAGTTTTTTGATGCCATAACTTTTATCTCCTTATTCTATAACTTATCATATATAAATATATATGTCCTTAAAAAAGAGGTCAAAAAAAACCCTACAAATGTAAGGTTTTTTTTATAATAACATATATAATGAAGGCCTTCATTAATATAATAGCGATGCGTATTATTAGTATTGTAATATCGCGTAATCGTAAGCTACACCAATACCTACAGTAAGTGCTTGGTCAGCTGAAGCCCAGTCTAAATCACCAAATGATACGTTTGTTGCGAATGCACCTTTTAATGTCCACTCTTCAACTTTATCACCTACAGGTCCTAATACATTAATGGTTATATCTTTCTTATAAAAATCTGAATAACCATCTCTACCTGTTACTGATTCGTGTCCTAATCTTACCCATTCCATAGCGGCTTGTGCTGCAGAAGGTACTATTGGATCATACAATTCAATTTGAATATCTTGCCATGTTGCTTTACCTTTCACTTTATGTGATACATTAATATGAGGCATTTCAACAGTTCCCATCGCAATTGATGGTCTACTAGCTTTTCTTATTAAATATGCTGGAACACCTTCCAAATACAGAATAAATCTATTAGCCTGCTTCGGTTCGAAGGGTGTAAAAAACATTTCATTTGGGTCTATTATTTGAGCCATTTAATCTCTCCTTATCAATTATAAATATCTACTTCCACACATTTTTATTCAGGAAACTCTGCGCCTGTTGGTAAAATGTTGAAATCAAGAACAATAAATTCTGCTGTTTTCGTTGGTTGTAAGAATATTTGTCCTCTTAATTCGTTTCTATCAATTACGTCTGGAGTATTATTTGTTTCATCCATTACTACTTTGAAAGCAAATAATCCTGAATTAGACTGTACATTTTCTAAATATGGATTCACAATTCCTAGGAATCTATTTCTAGTTGCTGCAGTATTCTGTTCGAATACTAAGAATTTAGTTGAAGATGCAATAAATTTCTTAACAGTAATCATTAATCTTCTAACATTAATTCTGTCTAATGCAGATGCTTTTTTCTGTAATGTTTTTTGTCCCCATACTGTAACATTTTGTCCTGGGAATGATGCAATTGGATTAACTCTACTTTCATATAAAGTATCTCTCTCAGAGTGAGTCAATCTCGTTGCAGGTTCTAATACAGTAGTTAATCCACCTCTTGTTAATCCAGCAGGAGCATACCATGGATGTGATAATGCATCTGTCTGTGCAATTACACCCGCTACTACTACTGATGGTGGAACCCAAACATGTTTTTGGCTCTCTGAATCTACCAATTTTACCCATGGGTAATATGTTGCTGCATATGATGTATCAAAATTACCAGCGTCGGATGTTGCGTCTGTAATTTGTGTACTTACTACTGGTGATGCTGCATATTTTGCAACATCTAATAGATAAAATGCATCAGCTCTTGCTTCTACTTTCCTCAGTGCGTAATTTTGAATATCACTTGCATGTGTATAAATTAATCCAGGTGTTACTAATAAATTGATATCCCACTCATCTGGATTTGATACTGCGTCTACTGCACGTTTATATGCTACAGTTCCCTCAGATGTTGATGTGCTTATATCATGTCCCATAACATTTGTTGTGGTCATATTAGCGCCTGTAAGTTTATGTTTAGATGGATGTAATCCGTCAAATCCACCTTGGAATGGAACTACAAATTTTCTTTGTCCTGTAGATCCTGTTGTAGGTGTTAATAAAGTGTATGAATGAGCTGATCCAGGTTCTTGAACTGCTGCATCATCGTGTCCATACATATTACTTAAGTTAAAGTCAATATTATTTCCAGTTTGGCTGTTTGCTGCAGGTGTTACGTTTAGATAGTTTAGATTATCGAATCCTGCAGGATTACCTGAAGAATCTTCTGATTCTTTAAAGTTAAAGTTAAATCCATAATAAGATTCTTTATACCATACAGATGTCTTACCCTGTCTTGTTACAAATGAACAAGAAGGTGATGTTCCAATTGTTGAAGGAACTACATCTACAACTGCTTTAAATCCAAATGGCATTTGTGTTTTATCCACTGTTCCTGCCTTTAATGCATTAGTTGCTTCAATTCTTACAAATTTTGATTTATTCGGATTATCGTTATATCCTATTAATTTTCCTTCATCATTAATTTGATAATATCTATCACCTACTCTTTTTACTACGAAATTTGAATCGTCTGGATCTAGTGTACATCCAGTGAATGATTCAATTACAGTATCAGATGTATTAGTGTATGGGTTTCTATCACCCTTAACTACATTTATTTCAGTTTGATCTTGTCTGATAATGTTTACTGTAAATGTTCCATATCCTTTATCAGTTAATGTTGAATATTGTATGTTTGATATACCTACTTTAAATCTCCAGTTTTCAGATGTTCCATGTCCTAATGTGTGGAATCTAAATAAGTTTTGTACTGAAGAATTAATTGCATCTTTTTGTGATGTGATCCAAGGTGTTGTTGCACATTGGTATGCTGGTAAATCGAATGTTCCATGTGATCCTGATACACTTCCTGCTAAACCTGCTGATGCAGATGAGATTTGTTGGTGAACTTTAAAGTTAGACCACAAAAATCCTCTTTTTGTAGTATTAGGATTATATCCAAATAACTTACCTATATAATTATCTGCTGTTGATGTCATTGATGCAGAATATGCTGTTCCACTTGAATCCTTGTCATCTAAGTCTGAAAATCCTGAAACTGTTCCTGTTGAACCAGATAATTTAACAACAAACGCAGAAGATGAAGGATGTCCTCCAACTGCTCCGGCTCCTGTTAATGCTGGTGTTGTTTCTACACTACATGCAGTCGATGCTGCTCCTTCAAAAGCAGAAGGGATAATAGTTGCAACTGTTTTATCAAAAGCTGTATGAGCTCCTGAATCAGATGCTGAATAATGGATCGCATACATAGGAATACTAGATATTGTCGATCTTCCTAATGTTCTAACAATTGTTACTCGTCCAGCTTGTCTTAAATATTCCTTAGCTGTATATGGAACATATGTTTCAGTGGATAATCCACCGAACATATCATTAAACTCATCAAAGTTATTTACTACCGTTGGCCAAAATGCAGGTCCTGTTTTGGTTGGTCCTATTATACAACCACCAATTTCACCTACGCCTTGTGGTAAAAACGAAAGGTCCTTTTCACGTGTAAATACACCAGGACTTACTATTCTTTCCGCCATTTATTTTCTCCTATATTATCTAATAATTGCTTGCAGTTCACAGGTAATTCAATTCATATATAAATATCAAGCAATTAATCAAAACATCATTTATTTTGACTTAACTGCCGTAAATGTTCCGTTATCTAAATTTAATTGACCAATACCGTATTTTTCTTGCAATTCTTTTACTAATTCTCGTTCTTTTTCTTGTAGATCAACATAAGCTTTTTCTTCCGAAACAATAGCATCGTTTAATCTATCAACAGCTTGGTTCATTAATATTCTTTCAACATTTAATTGACCTATTTTTACTGTTTGTGTCTTGTAGCCGTCCCTTAGTTCATTGATTTTTTCGATGTCTGCAGGTTCAACTTTTTTTTGATTCTCATTTAGTTTTTTCACTAACTTAGACTCTGTCATAACTTATTCTCCTTTATTACTTTGGTTATATATAATATATATGTATATACTTTTTCAAACATTAGTTTTCGCGCGGAATATCATCAATATTATCCAACTCCGTCATTTTCATTATTATTTTTGTTTTACTATATGATTTAAGACTAGACTGTGACAATTCCTTATTTAGAGCATCTGGGATTATATACCCATTCATCTGGATAGTAAATGCTGCTCTCACCATCCGATCGGCACCTTGAGGAGTGTCTGTTGTAATTGAGTAGTCACTTATGGTTGCTTTAAATTTATATTTTTCAGGATCGCCCCAATATGAATCACTTGCATAGTTTATAGATTCAATCAACTTGTTCATATGTTCTACATAATCCGTCCATATTAAACAATCATATGATATAGTTACATAATCAGGAACTACAATATTATATGATTCTTGAGATTGGTTTCTGCCATGTAATACATTAAATTTGTCATATCTATTTTTCTTATTATATTTTTTCTTAAAAATATCATAAAACAATTGTGGATTGTTTGCGTCTATTTTACTAGCAAATTCTCTATTTTTAGATACTGAAGTTCTCCTATACATTATTAAAGGAATAACTTGCTTGCCCTTTACATCCCTCGAGTATCCACTTTTTTGAACAGATTTCCATCTTTCTGGACTTCCATATAAAACAGGAACCCTAATAGATTCCTCACCTTCAATTACAGATGGCTTTATTACATTGTCAAAATAATATTGTATAGATTCATCAATATCATATAGCCCCATATAAAAATTAGATGTAGTATCATCTCTTTTTATCTGTTCAGCTCGATTTACCTTTTTTTCTTTACCTGTAAGGATTTCTTGCTGCGTTTTCGGTATTGGTTTTCTTCTTTGTGCCATAATTTTTATTCGTTATACATTGAGAATCCTGTTCTTATTTTCTCCAATTGTGGTATACTTCTTCTTGTTTGGTGTGTAGTGCATATTATAGAATGGCTAGATCCAAATGCGCTACCTAAATTACTTGTCTTCTCATTCTCACCTCTGATATATTGATTTTCTACAATTTGATCTATTTCCCAATAAGCATTATCCCAATATAATATATCTCCACCTTCTAATACTAAATTCAAATCATGTTCCATTATATCTTTCAAGAACGAAAATGTAGCTGTTTGATTTACATCAGTTCCAAATTCATCTGAGTCTGTCATTTGGTCATCGTGGCTTATTAATGCTGCAACTCTTACTGCAGGAAAATATTGTTTGTTTATTGCCTCGCCATATAAATTTTCTTTTATATGTAAAATCGCCGGTTTGAAGATATCAACTGTTGTATCAATAATGTCTTGTAGTAATTCCCTATTGATAGTATTAAATAGTTTAATATCTCTTTGTCCTCCAAATAGTGCCATAATTATCCAATGTATATAGGTAGTGGTAATTTACCCATTTTATTTTGCATTGCTTCCGCTTCTTCAGCATCACTTGCCATCATCATTTTGCGCGAAGTTGCTTCTAAGTTTTCTCTCAGTTCTGTTAATAATCTATCCTTTTCAGATGCAGCTTCTGAACGTAATGTATCACCATCCAAATTAATCTCAGCACCTGGAATTGGCACTGATGAATACTTACTTCTAATTGCACCCAATAATTCTTTTGCTAGTGCAAGTGTATATTTTTTAATCCATTGTTTCCCTGGGTCATTTATTTGTCTATATTCCATATTATTATATGTAATATTTGAAAAATCAGTAATTACACCAGTAGGTCCAAGAGATGCATCCTGCCTTGCTTTTGTAGTTATATATCTCAAATGCACTTTGAATGCCGAATCAGGTCTTGGGAATATTTTAATTGTATTGTTAATGATTTCAAAACTATATGCTGATTTTCTCACCATATCATTTAATTCTATGGCCTGAGTTCTTAAAACATCATGAAACATGGGCATCATTAAAAAATTAACAGAAGGTGACATATCACCCCATCCAAAGCTTTCCAATAAATTTGCACTACCCGCTCCAGTTCCAAGATATGGATCGAAGTATCTGGTGATGGCTGGTTTAGCTTGGTGGTATACTTGCTTAATTTCTATTCTATCATTATTAGAAGCAGTCACTGCCCCTAAAACACTGTTTAAGTCATAATCTTGAATATCTGCCGTTGTAGTAAATGAGCTAGAAACCCAATCGATCCTTCCACCTGCTCCAACTTCCTGACCATATGATTGGGCTAATCTGATTAATCTATCGTATGACGGAGTATATTCTCTATGTGTTAAATTAGATCCTGTTGCCGATCCCTTTGCAGATAATAAATTTTCACGTATATTAAACTGATTAACTTGTGTGCTATATTCGGTTACTGCTTCTTCAAAGCATGCATAGAATTGTTTATCCTGAAGTTCTATATCAACAATCGGATATCCTATTCTTCTAGCACACCATACAGTAACTTTATCAATATCACCAACAAATGATTGATCATTATCATAATATCCAAAAGGTGTATCTCCTGCATAAAATGATGATGAGCCTGGCCATGTTGCTACTGTTTTACTATGTGACATAGATTCTCTCCTTTTATATAAATATCAATATATATGCTTAATCATTAAAAGTTTAATATGTATATCCTACTATTATCTGTTGTAATGTATGACTAGCTGATGCTAACTTTACTTGTACTTCATATATCATATTTGTAGTTGTTAGTATCGGTTTTAATTGTGCTTGCGGTTCTAATGCTGTGCCTGATAGTGAATTTATATGGGTTGCACCCCAATCAGGGTTTCCGGATGGTTTTGCCTGTCTTAAAATTGCACTTCTAAGCCAACCATTTTTTCCTAATTCTATTCTAGTAAAGCGACACGTTGTTTTTGCATGATTTGAATATATTCGCACACTACCAAAAGCACTTCCGATAGGTAGTTGAAATGTTGTATTGAAAGTTTGGGCTTCTAGATCTTGATTTACTGGTCTAAGTCCAAAATTATTATCAATAAGTGCAAGACTACTAGTATAAAATGCACCTCTTAAAACATTTTGTTGTGAACTAATTCCAAAATCATTTGGTAGTAATCTAATATAAGTATTTGAACCCATATGATTCATTGGAGTTATATCAGATGTATTATCAAATTCAGTACCACCAATTTTAGAAAGTTTACCATTTGTCTTTTTTATTATATTTGCAATTTTAGGCATCTGCACTAGTGCATTTGGTAATACCTGTGGGCCTCTTCTATGATCAGCATACGAAGCGCTATGGGCTATTAATCCTTCTATTGGGTCAAATTTAGCCATTCCAAGAACTTCGTCTCGATTTTTGTGATTTCTAAATTCAATGGTATTATTGGTTGTTATAATATGGTCAAATGAACCTGTTGATCCGGCTCCTGCAAATATATCTCCACTGGCACTTATTGAACCCGTCATAATAAGATCTCCTGAAGCAGAAATACTTCCCGACATCAATGTTATATCTGACCCCCTTACTTTTATTGCACCATATACAACTAAATCCTGACCTCTTGCTTCCGGTGTACCTAAGGTCACTTTTTTACCCGACGCAACAAAATTTCTTGAATCAGTTTGTAATGTTGGTGCAGTTACATCTGATGATGCATCTACTGAAACAGCGTTAACTGTTGCATTTGATGTAATATTTCCAACAGCTGTTATTACTCCTGAGGTTGCAACGCTACTACCAGATATATTTCCTGTTGAATGAATATAATCTGTTATCGTAGTTGTTCCTGAACCAAAGGATCCGGTCGCTGCAGTAACTGAGCCTGTAGCTATTAAGTCACCCGACATTGAGATAGAACCACTCATCATTGTTATATCTGATCCTTTTGCCTTTATTGCACCATATACAATTAAATCTTGGCCTCTTTGTTCTGGTGTACCTAATATTACTTGCTTTCCGGATGCAATAAAATTTCCTGAATCAGTTCGTAATGTTGATCCTTGTATAGTTGTTGCAGTAACTGAGCCTACGGTTGCTATACTTTGTGCGCCACTTATGTGACCCGATGCGGTTATATGACCATCCAATTCTATTCTATTCTTGTGTGAATTAAAACGTATTCGGCCCTTTGGATCACTACCTGCATTTTTTGTGTATATAGTTATATTGTCTGCTGACATGGACATATCAGCATTCGCAGCTCCAACATGAAGAATTCCCGTAGTAGTTTTCATAACCTGGGTTCCTGTTATATAATATCCTGCCGCTGTTGTTGCATTAACATTTGCAGCCTCTAAAGTTTCAGTAATAGATGCATTGTCGGCTGTTAGATTATTTGATACTATACAATTGGCGCTTTTCAATAAGCTTGCTGATACTGCAACTGAAGCGGTTATACTACCCTTAATCATATTAATGCGGCCATCTTCATCTGGATGCGCTATATATAAACGCCCCACCTTCATTCTTTGAGGTTTATCAGATGCATCCTGAGTTTGAAGACCATCTGTTGTATCATATCTTAATGCACCAATCCTAGTTTTACCGTCTGGGGCCACAAATTCAATCGTACTACCTAATGTTATAATGTGCGGAAAAGAGCCTGTTGTTGCAGCCATTCTACTTGCGCTTATTGTTCCACTTGCACTTATATCCCCACTCGCAGTTATATTGGTTGCTGTAAATAAAGTTTTAACGGATAAATCATCTTTAGTTGTATAGGATTGTTCGCCCTTATCACCTTTTGGTCCGGGTGAGGCTACTGTTATCGTTCCTGTATTTGTGGGGGTTACATTTACGGTTGTGCCAGTATTATTATCAGTAATAATAAGCTTATGTTCTGTTGAACTTACATTTACATCGTTGATTGTTGAAATTATCCTTACGTCTGACATTATATAGTTACTTCCTTACTTACCTTTACTTTACCTTGTAGTAATCGCGTAACAATACTACCTGATACCATTTCTAAATCATATAATGCTTCATCAAATGTAAAGTTTGATGATGATGCTGCTGAAATAACTACACCTACACTTCCAGATGCCAATGGTGTTGTTCCATTAGAACCTGATAGATTTAATCCAGTGCCATCCGAATCTAATGATGATGATAGTGTTGCATATAATGTTCCACTACTTCCGTATGTAGATCTTATTTGCATTCTAGCATGATAAAATGTTAAATTTACAGGGTCACCATTTGAATCTTTCCACTCTATTTGAAAATCTGTTGTTGCGCCTTGTTCTATTGTAAAAGTATAATTACCTGCAGCCATGTTTTTTCTCCTTATTATAGACTATATTACAATAATAAATATGTTGATGATGGAATAAAACAAAAAAAGGACTACCGAAGTAGTCCTTTTAAAGTTAAAAAACTTATATTATACTATTATAGTAAATTTAAGTCTTTAATGATTAACTTACCATAGAATTCTGGTCTAACGATTTTCTTCGCGTAACGCGTCATTACACCTTTTCTAGGAGTGAAGTTAGTTGGATCATAAATAAGTGGAGTCATGATCAATGGAACATATGGAGCGTATACCGCACCTGTTTCAAGGAACTGTGATCCTCTGTATCCAACAAGAACTTGGTTCTCTAGCATATATGGGTTTTTGTAAACTTGGAATCTGCTGTTAAGCATACCTAGTTTTTGAACACCCATTGCGAAAGACTTAGTTCCCCAAGCTTCACCATCAGTTTGAGTTGCAAATCCTGGGATTGACTCAAGAACTGTAGCTACTTTTGGTGAGCATACTAAGAAGTTTGCTCCACCTCTCATAGTTTTTTGGTGGATTACGTTTGACAACTTAACAATCTTAGTACCAATAGTTTGGAACCATGTTTGTTGATTATAAGCTGCTGCTGTAGCTCCTCCATTACCCCATGTAGAAGTTCCTGGATTAAATACCTCGTCAATAGTTACAGACCAATACTCAGTTGATTGAGCGTTAGCAATTAACATATCTAAAATTTCTAAGTCAATTTCCATAGAAATATACTCAGATAACATAGATGTTAATTCTGCTTCAGCGTCAATTGAGTGATAAGCGTTTAAGTCTTGAGCGAACTCAGGTGACCAAACAGCTTTCAGCTTTCTTGTCTTAGCAACAATAGCCTCACTTCTTAACTGAACATCGATTTCTGGAATACCAATGTCACCAGTTGCTCCTGCATCTGGGTTTCCACCTGTTGTATCCTCAAAATCACCTCTAGTAACATCAGTTGGTTGTTTTGAATAGTTAATAGCAACGTTTTCAGTAGTTGCATGTCCATTAGCTTGACCTTTTACAACGAAATCGATAGTGTTTGAACTAGCGTTATATTTCGTAAATTGTGGATACCAAGCTGTAATACCAGAACCAGATGGTTCGAATGATCTTACACCTTCGTAATCAGGGTTAGTTAATGCACTTGTTGCGATAGTTAATTTGAATATCGCACCGTCAGCTGGATATAATGCTAATTCCGTGCCATTAGATGAACTAAATGCTGTATCATAGTTGTATGCAGCGTTTGGTACACCTGCAAGTGAAGCCGTTGTATATACAGCAGCTGTTGTAGCTGATGAACATGAAAGGTTTGCACTTGTTGCTTCGTTAATAGAATATCCAAATCTTCCTGCTCCGTAAAGACCATCACTTGCGTCAGTGTCTTTTGCAGCAGCTCCTGTGATACCGTGAACGGTACCTGTTTGATTTTGTCCTGTGTCAACAGTGAATCCTGGTTGTGAAGTTCCATATTTAAAATCTAGGAAGAACACAAGACCAGATGGTAAATTCATCGGTTGTACAGAAACGAAATCTTTTGCAGCAATCTCAGCGAAGATTCTTCTTACAAGAGGTAAAGCTACACCTGACCATTCTTCAGAATTGTTAGCAGTTCCAGTTTTTGAATTTTCATCAATTAACTGTCTTGCTTGGTTTTCTAAAAGAACTGCCATTCCGTGCTTGTCGTACTCTTGGTCGATTCCTTCTAAAAGTCCAGTTCTATCCCACTTGTGTACTAAGTTTCTAGTAGTATCTAACTGTCTTTGGTATGAGTTGCCTGCATCTGTCAATAAATTGTTTAATGTTGATGCCATTTTAGCGTCTCCTTATTTCTTTTTAATAATTCTTTTTACTTGATTAAACCTGCCAGTTTTTGGAATCTAGCTGCTTGTATTTGACCTTCTGTGATTACATTTCTTGGTTTAGTACTTGCAGTAGGTCTAGATGCCATACCTTCGGTTATCGGTCTTTTAGAAACTGATTTGCTTCTGCTTCCTCCTTTGAAAGATTCTGCTAGTGTAGAATAAACTAACTTAATTTCTCTTAAGTTGTTTGCTCTGTCAAACGTTTCAATTACTCTTAGCTTTTGGTTCTCATTTAGATTACCGGCTCTGAACAATTTGTTAGAAAATAAAAGTTTAGCGTTTAACAAATTAACTTCGTTAATTTTGTTTTTCATGAATGCTAAAGCTCCATATGCTTCTCTTAACTTATTTTCATAAGCATGAGCTACATACCTTGCTTCTGCAACAGCATCAGCTGTTTCATCTTCTTCTTCTTCATCTTCAGATTCTAAATCATCTTGTTCTCTTAGTGATCTTAGAACTTCATCAATACTAACGTCTTCATCTTCGTCATCTTCGTCTTCTTCACCATCTTCTAGTTGCTCAAGTAAATCTGAACCAGTAATAGCTTTATCGCCATTTGCTCCAGTTTCTTTGCCGCTAGGGTCTGGCGTTGCGCCTGAATTGTCGTCAAAAGATGTACCGTTACCAATTTTAGAACTACTTTCAATGGATCCTTCCATGACTTCTTCTTCTTCGTCATCTTCTTCACCATCATCCTCAAGTTCTCTAATAATTGATTCCAATTCTAAATCTTCACCACCGTCATCTTCAGAGGCTTCCTCGTCGTCTACTTCCATTGATTCTGCATCATCGATTGCAGCGTCAAGTTCTGGAGAAGCTTCTGAATCCATTGCAACGTCACCGTCTACAACTTCTTCTTCGTCTTCTACATCCAACTCGTCCTGCTCATTAATTTTTGCAGCTAACATTGATTGTAGCTTTGGAGTAAATGCTTCTTCAAGAGCTAATTTAGCGTTTGCTATAGCAGTTTGTCTTACAGCTTTAGCGTCAGCAATTGCTTCTTTTAATAAATCGGCCATTCGATTTCTCCTTTATTATGTTTAATTCGGAAATATAGTTATTATAGAACTATAATAGGGATTTGTTTTTATTCCTTACATCATATAGAAGATGATGTATTTCGGACATTCGAATATAAATATATGTGTATATAAAAAAACATACAAAAAAATCCCCTAAATGTGGGGTTTTTTTAATTTATCTTGAAAAAGATCGCGGTTTTCTTTTCGGTCTGCTAGGTCTTATGTAATTTGGGTCTCTAAATCCTAATACAAAAGCCTTATCTAGAGCCAATCTTCTTTTCGTATCCTTCTTCTGCATATTTATCGCAGTGTCTTTTTGAACTCTCTTTTTTGCAGATGGTTTTTCGAAATATCTTCTATCTCGTAATTCTTGTAATTTTCCGTCTTCTTTTAATTGCCTTTTGAAAATTCGTAATGCAATCTCTAATTCTTCAGGTTTAGGAACCTTTACACCACCCGGAATAAAGTATTCATCCTTCCTACGTGGTAATCTTTTAAAGTATTTTTCTTTCGCCATGTTACTATAGTATTTTTAATTAAACATTACATTAATATATAAAAAAAGGTTGGAAAATCCAACCTTTTTCTCAATTATTTTTAATAATTATTTATCTTCCATCGTCAAATTTTCTAACTCTTTCTTTATCGTCTGTATAGAATACTGTTTTCTCACTCATAGCTTTTTTAATAGCCTTATCTCTAGAACCTAAGTATTCTTGAGATCCAGTTTCTACTTTACCATCACCATCATAATCTTTTTCTTGCATTAATGATTCTTTCATTTTTGATGTCCAATCTCTTAATGCTGTGTGATTTTTTTCCGGTGTCATTTCTTCATTTTTAGATAAAGCTTTTGCTGCTGCACCTGCTGCTGCACCTGCTGCACCTCCAATTTTACTTCCTACTTTTTTCATTGCGCCTGAAACTTTCTTTCCTACTGCACCTGCTGCCTTTCCTATTGCTGGAACAGCTGCTAATGCCGAAAGTTGCTCACCCATTGGTCTTGGTCGAGGTCCTGGAGGTGTTGGAACCTGAGTTTGTGGTGTTATTTCTACAGGTGGTTCAACAGTTTGTGGAATATATTCCCCTGCATCAGGAGCTCCTTGTCTACCACCACCGCCTAATGCAGCCTGAATTCTTGCTAATTGCTCTGGTGTAGCCGGGCCTCCGCCTCCTTGCATTCCAGCGTCTATCATAGCCTGTTTTCTAGGATCAACAGTTGTATCTGCTGGTCTTATACCTTGCTCATTTAAGTAGTTATACCATTCCTCATTAATAGTTCGTAATTCACTTTCATTGAATCTTACTCTAGATAATTTATTATTGTTTTCAGCTAAATAATTTCCACCAAACATTCTTGATGCAAAATCTTCAAACATATCAATTGCTGTGTTTCTATCGATACCTTCATTATGTAATTGGTTTATTTTACTTTTAACTAGATCTTTAAATCCACCAAATGGCACTTGGCCACTGGCCATTCCTGCCATTGGTATAGCTGCTGCGGCTGAAAGGCCTGCACCTGCTGCTCCCTTACCTGCCATTGGTATAGCTCCCGCTGCTGAAAGGCCTGTTCCTGCTGCTTTTTTGGCTCCTAGACCTACACCTGGTAACATTCCTGCTGCTGATAGACCTGCTCCTGCTGCTTTTCCTAATGCTTTACCAATTCCTGCTTTTGCACCACCTGCTGCTTTACCTGCCATTCCGCCTAGTTTTCCAGCTGTAGCTTTAGCCGCTTTTCCGGCTTTACCTGCAGCCTTTCCTATCATTCCAGCAATACCTTGTTCTCTTCTTAAACCTTTAGCTGCTCCTGCTACAGCTCCTCCCATTTTTGCAACGTTCATTCCTGCTGCAGCGGCTTTATTTGTTTTTGCTTGTTCATAAATAGCTATATCCTCATACGAATAGCCTTTTTTTAACAAATGCGATATTTGATTTTCATTTAGTCTCATTATATGTTCTCCAAATTTTCTTTCATGCGAGTAAAAAAATCAGCTCGCGATTCGTTACGTGCTTTCCAGCCAGTAGCTTGATTTACATCGGCAGTACCGGGTGTTTCTTCATCAGCATCATCTTCCATAAGTGCTGATTGTGCTCCCTGTAATGTCCAATAGTTTTCTTTTACATTTTTTAATTCATCATCAGACATTAAATCGCCTAATGGTACTAGGTTTTGTCCCGGATTTCCTGCTGCTTTATTAGCCGCCATTCCTGCTGCTCCAGCTGCTGCTCCCATTCCTGGTACAGCACCAAGTGCACTTAAACCACCTCCGGGTGGAGTTGGTGGTTGATTAGTTGGT